AGATGTAACATGCCTAGCGATACAGCCAGATTATTATATGTGGCCTCTTCAAGACCTTCAGATCAAGTCATCATGTATGGTGACCTACCCCCTAAATATCTAGGAGCAACTAATGGAGGAATCCAGCTACAGTAAACGTGAGTACCCGCGTAACTTTAAGGTAAATTGTTTCAATACCATAAAGGACTTTCTACTCATCTCTTTCAATAATAGTAAGCAGAAAGTGGTAGACGACTTTGCACTCAAGCATAGAAATCTAACTAGATCCATTGCGGCATTCAGGTTAGGTTTAAAGCACTACCAACATCAGTTAGTTTATTCTCAGCCATTTCAATGTAAGCCTCTACACTCATCACTAGTTGATGACTTTAAAGACCACATTGCTAGCTGGGATGTCCATCTTGACAGACAGCACAGAGTTGATAGCATACTAGTCTCTGCCTTTAATCTTATGGGCAACACCAATGACCTACGCGAATTACTCCCTGAGTGCATTCACCCTACATTACCTCTACCTGATTCTAGCTACCCTTCTCTTTCAAAAGAGAAAATATATAAATTTAAAGAAACCCATAAAGAAACTCTTAAACTTATTAGCGTACAGGTGGTTATCAAATCCATAAAAGGATAATCATATGCAGCATATCGTCTTCGATAAGAGTGATACTTACGATGTAGCCTTACTTATTAAGCCTTCTTCGTTAGTCAAAGCACCTTTAGAGAATGCTTATATAAACCCACTTAAACCACTAGGGATTAAGCCAAATAATATATGTGCTTTCGACCTAGTGTATGGCCCATCTAAAAAGCCTGCAGTTCCGTTACAGAAAGCTTACTTACAAGACTTGTTACCTATCCTCAAAGATCTAGGTACCAAAATACTTCTTGTAGCAGACGCCAACTACTTTAAGACAATCACTAATCAACGCAAAGCAGAAGTACATTATGGATACGTCCTGCCTTGTGCCATAAAAGGCTTTGAGTTCATGAACGTTGTATTAGTTCCTAACTACCAAGGGCTCTACTACAACCCAGATTTACAAGACAAATTAGATATGGGTCTTAAGACGTTATCTAAATTTGTAAGAGGTACTCACAAAGATCTTGGCGCAGACATTATTAAGTCAGCTAAGTACATCCACACACCTGCAGATGTTTATGGTTATCTAAGTGATATCAAGCAACACCCTGCACTCTCTGTAGATGTAGAAACACTTAGCCTCAATTTCTGGGAAACAGGGGTTGTCACTATTGGTTTTGCTTGGGACAAACACAACGGCATCGTTATATGGTGTGACAGCTATAAAAATGAATCCAATACCAAAGTAAGGGAATTACTTAAGAACTTCTTCTACACGTACATAGGCACCCTGCTTTATCACAATGCCAATTTCGATATGAAGATCCTAATTAACACATTATTTATGGAGCACCTACTAGATGAAAAAGGTAAGCAGAACGGTATTGAGTTACTTACTCGTAATTTTCATGACACTAAACTTATTAGGTATCTGGCTACAAATTCATGTGCCGGAAATGTCCTTGGTCTAAAAGCAGCAGCTCATGAGTTCGCGGGTAACTACGCTGAAGATGGCATCACTGATATTACTAAAATGGATCCTGCAGTCTTAATGAAGTACAACCTGGTAGATTGTTTATCAACCTGGTTTGTATTTGATAAGCACTATCCTGAAATGGTAGCTGGTAAGCAGTTAGACATTTACAGCACTATTATGAAGCCATCCGTTAAAGTTATACTGCAGATGGAACTTACTGGTATGCCTGTCGATATGACTAGGGTTGCTGAAGCAAGGGTTATACTAGAAACAGCTATTAAAGCTGCTACTGACCTAATTATGTCCAGTGATATAATTGACCAGTTCGGTTACATACTGCGTGAGCAAGAGATGAATAAAGCCAATGCTAAGTTGGTAAAAAAAGTACATCCCTTATCTCATTTTGACGACTATGTCTTTAACCCTAACTCTAACCTCCAGATGCAACAGCTACTGTATGACTACTTGGACTTACCTATTATTGATAAGACTAAAGCCAAGGCACCTGCCGTGGGAGCTAAGACACTCAAAAAGCTGGTAAACCACACTGATGATCCTGCTATTAAGGAACTTATGTGTGCCCTACAAGACTTTTCTGCTGCAGCTAAGATACTAAACACCTTTATTGTTGCCCTTGAAAACTCTGTATTAAAGGCTGATGGTTGCCACTACCTTCACGGTAATTTCAACTTAGGTGGTACAGTCTCTGGTCGACTTAGTTCATCTGGGCCCAACTTACAAAACATTCCTAGTACTGGCTCAAAGTACGCCAAGATTATTAAGGCATGTTTTGTAGCTCCACCTGGTTTTGTATTCATGGGAGCTGATTTTGCTTCTTTAGAAGACAGAATCTCTGCACTGACCACACAAGATCCAATGAAACTTAAAGTCTACACAGATGGTTTCGATGGACATTGCTTAAGGGCACATAGTTACTACGGTGCTCAGATGCCTGACATAGTAAATACTGTGGTGAGTATAAACAGCATCAAAGTTCTATACCCAGATTTTAGGCAGGACTCCAAAGAACCTACATTCTTACTAACCTACGGTGGTACTTACCATGGGTTAATGAATGACGTTGGATTGACTAAGGAAGAATCCTTATCCATAGAACTTAACTATCACACCTTGTATGTTCACTCAGATGAGTGGGTAAAGTCTAAGTTAGACGACGCAGCTAAAGTAGGTTACCTAACAGTGGCCTTTGGGCTACGAGTTAGAACACCTCTGCTCCACCAAACCGCAATGAATAGCCGCAAGACTCCATATGAAGCCCAGGCTGAAGGAAGAACTGGCGGTAATGCACTTGGTCAGTCATATGGGTTACTCAACAACCGTGCAGGTATAGACCTACAAGAAAGAACACTGGAATCCGATTACCGGTATGACATTCTACCTGTCGCTCACATACATGATGCCCAGTACTTCATAGTAAGAGATGATATTGAGGTAGTGGAATGGTTAAACATCAACTTAGTGCAATGTATGGAATGGCAAGAGTTGCCTGAAATACAGCACGATACAGTTGGTTTAGGAGGTGAGTTATCTTTGTTCTACCCAAGCTGGAAAGAAGAGATAGTTATCCCTAATGGTGCAGATCAAGAGTCCATAAGAGCAACAATAAAATTAGCCCTAACTTCATAGGGCTTTTTCTTTTAAGAGGTATTACGTTATTATGCGTAAGAACAAGAGGTATAACCCACTAAAGCAACTAGACTTAGTAGCTAAGGTGGCATTAAAAAATTCAGCCATTGGATGTATTGCTGGTAAAGATGGGTGCCAACTCATCGACTTACGTAGCGTAACCAAAGTACCTATCACAGAAAACAAAGTAAGGCTTTTATCTACCTTACGACACCAGTGGTCTGTGTTCATAGCCGTATTCGGTATCGATGATAATAACAAACGGTACATGAAGTCAGAAGAAATTGCCGTCAATCACCCTGTACGACAGGAAGAAATGATTGATGCACTTAATACCCATCACTTGGCTTTAGGCAAGAAATTCAACCACAGACACTTACTTAGTTATGGTTGGCTTGCTACGCCTTATCTTAAGGATTGGAAAGAATCTGAGGCTTTTGAAATATTAGAATCACTTGGTGCATTTGATTTTAAAAAACTCAGTTCAAACGAGATAGTGGAAGCATGAATAAACGTAAATGGCATCCTGCCAGTACTTTCCCGACACCACGTATAAAGCTACTTGTTAGGACAGTTGACGGAGAGTATGTAGCCATAAGGCCTAACTACGCTACTTCTTACTCGTCAGATCCTGACTACAGATCACTAGATAACAAACCAATAAAAGGGGTAATAGAATGGGCAATCCTGTAGTTGCGGCAGAAGTACTACAAACCGCACAAAGCCATTTAGTAGATAAAGGCACCACCTACGACAGTAAAGGTAAGGGTGAACGCTCTATGGCCAATACTGTTAAAGCATTTAACACTATAACAGGCTCTGAGCTTAGCGAAGAACAAGGCTGGTTATTTATGGTAATACTTAAAGCTGTGCGTACCCAGCAAGGAGGTTTCAAACTTGACAACTATGAAGATGGTTCAGCTTACTTTGCTCTTGGCGCCGAGGCAGCATATAAGGAGAGAGGCGGTGAATAGCTACCCTGACCTAATCGATGCAGCTTGTGCAGAACAAGAGCGCATGAACGCCCAAGCCATAGAAAACATTAGGAATACTACCCAGGGTTTAAAACCCAGAGGTGATTGCTACTGGTGTAATGAGCCAATGGATGTTCAGAAACTATTTTGTGATGTTGATTGTGCCAATGATCACGCCCACTACCATAAGAATAAAATACAAGAATAACCTTCCTGTTCTAGCAGACACACTGATCCCTTCTAAACAAGACTCTTACTTGTTAGGGCGTTTGCAACTAATAAGTAAAAGTTCCTTTCAAGTAGATCAATTACATGGCAAGAACTTCCCCAAATATCGAGCTTAGGAAAGCACCTTTCGATTCAGATAGAGAACACATCACTACTCTAGTTAATGATGGTACCTCAGACCAGGAAATAGCAAAAATTTACAAAGTCACTCCTGACACTATTTGGTGTAGAAGAAACAGGTGGGGCTTAGTAAGTGGTTGTGAAATTAGGAAAGCCAAACTCCAAGCAGATATGTCTGCACTATGGATCAACGGTTACAGCGTAGAAGAAATAGCTGAAGTAGTTGGTTACAGCCTTCAAGTTATCTATACAAAAATGCGTCTATACAACATACGTTCCTTACCTAGATTGGGTATCCGTGCACCTAATATGTCTCTTACTGAGTTAAGACAGGCTGTAGGAGATGGCCACATCACAGAAGACAGTGTAGTGGTGGTAAACCATAATCGGTTACCTAAATGGGTACTCGTACCTGTCGACCAATACCAAGATCTAGTTAATGGCACTTTCAATGAATTAAGAGAAAACAATTAATGTCATTTATTACAGTAAGTTTATTAGCCTATTCTGTTAACCCAAATGGTAAAACAGTGGCTTCATTTGAGTGGGAATACCCACGATTTATCCACAGTGAAGTAATGACTCACAGAGCCCTTTCAAAGAATGCAGCAAGTAGTCGTGCTATCCCTGCTAAGAAAGTACGTAAGCAAGTTTGGGATAACCCAGCAATGCCAGTTGAATGGTCTAAGAACCAGGCTGGTATGTCTGCCAAAGCTACCCTCAGCAGCCGTAGAGGTAAAGTAGCAGGTTGGTTATGGAAAAGTGCAGCTAGAACAGCTTGTATGTTCCATTGGGGCTTAGAAAAGCTTGGCTTACACAAACAATACATTAACCGGATCCTCGAACCATGGGCTTTAATGAAGATTGTTATCTCAGGTAGTGAGTGGAACAATTTTGTATGGTTACGCAACCACATTGATGCTCAGCCCGAATTACAGGTGTTAGGTAATTTGGTATCAAAAGCCCTTCTTACTAACAAACCAAAATTATTACAGTGGGGTGAATGGCATTTACCTTACATACCTAATATTATAAAAGACCAGTTCACCTTAAAAGAATTGAACTATATATCAACATCCAGTTGTGCACAGGTCAGTTACAGGGTACTGGATACCTCATTAGAAAAAGCAGAAAAAATAGTAAACATGCTTACTTCAGGTGACCGAGTTCACGCATCACCATTTGAGCACCAATTCAAAGCAGTTAACTCTAAAGGTCTAACCTTAGCTAAGGCAGCTAAATTAGGATTTACTCATGTGGATGCTTCAAAACAAGTATGGTCTGGTAATGCCTGTGAGTGGGTACAACAAAGACAACTTATTCCAGGTCATACTGTGGTAGGCTAAAGATTCCTCGTAGTATAGGCGGTGATACCAGCCCTTGCATCCGTGCTTAAAGACCCCTTCAGGTCGTATCAATTTTATATAAGAATATACAAAAGTAGCATGTTTAATCGTGTACCTATGTACTACAAATGGCCACACACATGCCTGAACAGTAAAACTAACTAATAAATAAAAGCCACCCTAATAAGGTGGCTTTTTTCGTTGAGGGCGTAAAATGTTTGAATCAATCGAATCACAGAATAATTTAGAGGGTAAGGTAATTCCTCTCACTCGCTTACTACGCAAACCAGAAGTACTTCATGTAACCGGCATTGGTCACACAACACTGCATAAACTAATTAGGGAAGGTTCATTCCCTAAGCCAGTTCCTATAACTGGTAAAGCCGTAGGATGGGTAGACAGTGAAGTACAGAAATGGGTCGACGCTCGTATTCAATCCAGGGATTAATTACAACGAGTGACAACCTGTACAACGGTACCAGGAATTACTTCACGTTTAGGTGCGCTGCTGCAAGCAGTGGCACCGATAACAACTAAGCTTAATAATAATTTTTCATTCGACTTCCTTTTTATTTAATGCAGTTTCATACTTGGATTGGATAACTATACCGTAAGTAGCTTTATACTCCAACTCATCTAGGTAGTTAGACCAACGTTGTAGCATCTCTCTGCGCTCATCTAGCATAGTAGTACGGTTGTAAGCTCTACCATTAGCGTCACGCACTACGTGCGCTAGCTGATGCTCTACATATAAAGCATTCTCACCTAATTCTTCTTCTAATAGTGTCCTAGCTGTGGCTCTGAGGCCGTGTGCAGTTTGCTTACCTTTGAAGCCCATACTTTTTAATGCAGTATTAACTGTATTTTCACTTATTGGTTTACAAAGGGTCCTAACAGAAGGAAACACAAACACAGAGGCGTAGCCGTTGTGTTTGATGAATAACAGCATTTCTTTAGTTTGTTTAGTTAAAGGTACCCAGTGCTCTTGAACCGTTTTAGTCTTTTTCATATCTTCGGCATCAATCTGAACACACTCCATGTCCCAGTTAACATCACTCCACTTCAGATTACGGAGTTCTCCTGGTCTGATAAACCAATGTAATGATAACCGCATAGCGAGCTTAGTAAGCCAGAATGAGCTACTTGTTGCTATCGAGTGCAACAGGCCACCTATCTCTTTAGGTGTCACCATAGCTGCGTAGTGACTCTCTAATAATGGCTTTCTCAGTTCACCAATGTCCATGGCCCAATTACGGTCAATAGGTATGGTGGGCTCTGCAATACACCAAGCAAACATCTGCTTGAGAATAGTGTAAGTCTTATGAGCTGTAGGACGCTTATCAAGGGCTTCTAACCTACGTATCAAGCCAATGACAATAGTACCGTTCATATCCTTGGCTTGGAGGTCTATGGTGAATGGTTTGATCCAGTTATCTATGATCCCACTGTTACGCACAATAGTCTTACCGTGGTACTCAGTTTTCCAGTCTTCAAACCAAGTGTCTAAGACATCATGGAACATGACACCTTTTTCATTTTGTTTGACTTTATCTAACTTTACTTGTTTAGAGTGCTCCTGAGGATCTGAGCCAGTAGCTAAAATTACTCTTAATTCAGTATGACGTTCACGAACTGTCTTAGCACCCACTTCAGGATAAACACCCAAGGCCATAGTCCGTTGCTTACCATCATGTCGATATGACCATCTCCAGTATTTACTACCATTCTTCTTAACCAGTAAATACAGTCCTTTCCCATCAGACAGCTTATAATCTTTATCTCTTGGCGTGGCGTTAGCCAAAGCCAAGTTAGTTAAGGGCATCGGTCAATTCCTTATGTACTTTTGTTGGTACATTTAATTATAGGTTTGTTGGTACATTTACCACTATGCGCCACAATTCTGAAATGTACCAACATAAATACCAACACATTTTGCGGATTTAGGCGAATGCGTACGAATTCCAGACATAAAAAAATCTACTCAAATGGTAGATTTATTATGTAAAACAATGGTTTAACTACTTTAAAGGTACTACACGTATAAATGATTGGAGGCGGAACCCGCCAGCACAAACCTTACTTAAACATATGTTTTAATTGGACTTTATGTTTTCTAACTAAGTCTGATACCATCATATGTACCAACAAGAGATATTCCTGCTCACCTCTTGATGTGGGCAGCATTATATACATCGACATTCACTGTGCAAGATCTTTTTGCAATATAGTGACTGACTGCAGATCATTTAACCAATTAGGAAAAAAAATGTCCGTTTTTACCCTACTTACAATCCGTACATTGATAGCCATGAAAAAATTAGATAAGTACTTATGAGATATAAAAAGTACGACATAATTCCTCAGTACATTCCTGGTTCAGACTTTGATATTAATAAGCATCGTGCCGTAGTTAAAAAAATCCCTAAACCAGAACACATAGATTTTTTTAGATCTACCCATAGAGTTACCGGTGAGCAATTGCCTAACTCTAAAACCAGAGAAGAAGCTAAACGTTTTATAGATAAAATGATTGAGATTGAGGAAAGAGTTTTAACTAGTTAAACTAATTCGATTCCTCAGACAGACTTATTAAAGTTAGTTTACTAGACTGATTTTAGTAGAATTATTAATCTAATTGGGTATCATGTACCAACATATGTACCATTAATTAAATTTAGTTAAGCTTAATTAACTAGGTTTACTCCCGTAAACGTTTACCCTTTTATTACTTATATAGTTATTACTTAATAAGCACAATGCTTCCGCTGCGCTCGCATTGTGCAAGTAAGTATACGTAGTATGCTTACTTGCACTTACTTATATAGTATTAGTTGATAAGAGTATATGGGGGGTGTAGGTCTGGGCATATGTCGGGAAGGTCTTTACGGTAAAGCAAAAAGCAGTAAAGATCAATAGTTATAGCTAAAGTAATTTATACCGTTCTGGAGATGTAACTAATAATGTTGATACCTAATGAAAAGTTTAAAACTCTATTCAAACCATTAGATAAGATAGTACCGCCTGCCCCACCTTTTAAATTAACTGTGCCGTTAAACAACGGATACAACAAACAAGACTTACTCGATGTCTTAGTAAAAGTTACACCTGCAGCTCAAGTATTATTTATTGAGCTGAAGAATAATTACACATCAGAAGTAGGTATTTGCTCTTACCCTATTTTAGATAGGATTAGAGATACATCTTCTTCTTCATACCAAATTTTTTATAGGTACATTAAGCAACTCAAAGATGCAAAGATTATTGTACCTGTCATTAAGCGTTACCAACGCAAATACCAATTAGTACCTGATAACAAATATTTTATGATTAACCCTTCACTAATAAAATGTATCAACTTAGATGAAGCCAAGGAATTGTGGAAAGAACTAAGTAAGTAAACTCCTACCCGTAAACCCACTTATAAGCCCAACGTCCGTTGGGTTTAATGATTTCAATGTACAGAGAACTATATATGCCTGCCTATACCAATAATAGCAACATACCGCTGTCTGTAGCAGTATGGTTAGCTCATGACACCTACGACCACGATAACCGTGAAAACCACATATCAGCTACATCATTACTTAAGCCAATACGTCAGCTTGTTCTCACTAAAAGAGTAGACAAAAGCGTTAACGTCCCAGACGTAGCTGCGCTCATACCATCTAGAACAGGTACAGCAGTGCACGATGGATTAGAGAATGCTTGGGTAAATAACTACAAGCAAGGCCTAAGTAACTTAGGGATCCCTGATAGGGTCATAGACAAGGTTAAAGTAAACCCAGCACCTGAAGACTTAACTGAGGACACAATACCAGTCTATCTAGAGCTACGCTCAGAGAAAGAAATAGATGGCTTTATTATCTCAGGTAAGTTTGACTTTGTAGGTGAAGGACGCGTAGAAGATTTAAAAAACACATCAGTCTACACCTATATTAATAAAACCAATGATGACAAATACATCATGCAAGGGAGTATTTATCGTTGGCTTAACCCTGACATCATTACTCGGGACGAGATGGCGATACAGTTTATATTTAAAGACTGGCAGGCTACTCGTACCAAAGAACCCAAGTATCCTAATGCTAGCACCCTTGAGTACCGTCTACCCCTTAAAACTGTAGCAGCTACCGAATCTTTTATTAGAGGAAAAATAGCTGATATTAAAAAGTATATCGATACTGATGAAGCAGATATTCCTGAGTGTTCAGACAAAGATCTGTGGCGTAAAGCCGATGTCTGGAAGTACTACAAGAATCCAGAAAAAATGATACGTTCCACTAAGAACTTTGACACCCAAATGGCTGCTGATTTAGAAGCCTCACTTAAAGGCGGTGTTGTGGTTAAAAAAGGTGGTGACGTAACCGCATGTAAATACTGCGATGCATTTCCTGTCTGTAAACAAAAGGACAGGTTAATCGCTAGTGGTGAACTTATACTAAGAGGCTAACGTGAGACAACTAACCGTATTTGACCCAGCAAAAATAAAGTACCACCCTGTTGCTGAGAAATTAGCACAGCACTTATCAGGACACTGTGAGAATGACAGCCCAGTGTTCTTCAGAATGTTGGTATCTTACTTCTTTGGTAAGATTGCAGCTCAGATGAGAGCCAGTGTGAGAACGCACACCAATAAGCTTTTACCTATTAATATGTATGCAGTTGCGTTGGCACCATCAGGCGCCGGAAAGACAAAAGCTATGAACTTCTTAGAAGAGGAAGTTTGTGCTCTATATACAGAGCGATTCAAAGACGAGCTGCTCCCCTATGCCACTGAGCTGCATTTAGCGAAGTTATCCGTGGAAAGAGCAGCCAAGAACAATACAGATCCAGATGTAGAGTTTCAGGCCTTGTGTACTGAGTTCAAAGCGTCAGGACAATGGTTAAGTTCATTTGATAATGCCACTGCACCCGCACTGAAGCAATTCAGACATAAACTTCTACTAGCCGATGCTGGCTCACTTAACTTTGAGATAGATGAGATTGGAGACAACCTTACTGGTAACAGTGAAGCTTTCTCTAAATATCTTGAGTTGTACGACAAAGGTAAAGTTAAAGAATCTCTTACTAAAAAT